TCAGCCTCTTTCAAATCAAGCTTCATTTTCTAGTCAACATATAGATGTTGCTTCAAATCAAGCATACTCTATTTCTCAATTGTCTGGAAGCAGCTACAGACTAAATTACTCTGGAATTGAAGATTTAACTAGAATTGATGGAGTCCAATTAGGTGTAGGAACAGTAGTTTTATTTAAAGATCAAGGAGCAAATAATTCTCTTAATGGAATATATCAGGTTACTGCTATTTCAGATCCTTACATTTTTATTACAAAGCTTACAAATCCTTCAAACTTTCAAGTTGTTTATGTTTCTGGTGGAAAAGATAACAAAAACTATTATTTTATAAGAGATGATTTAAATAATTACACAAGGGATATTGTTCAAAGAAAAATTGTTAGTTATAAGCCTACTGCCACTCCATCAGCATCAACAAGAATTCCAGAACGCTAGTTAACAAATTGGCGTTAATTATGGTATCATTGTGGTATGTCAAAATCAAATAACAAGTTAAGTGTTGTAGAAAGCAAGTCATCTCTTGGAATTTATGTATGGGTCCTGCCAAATGGAGAACCATTTATGGACAATGATGGCAATACTCTAAATGTCCCATCCATCCAGTATGATATTTCAAAAATGAAAGCACTTGCAGATGCTGCAGCATATTGGGGTAAGCCAGAAGGAACTGCAAAATTTATGCCTGGAGTTGGCAGAGCAACAGATACACAGGCTAGAGAAGATATTGAAAGAATGGCTGAAGGATTGACACCTTATGGCGATACAGAAAACTGGAAAGAGTTGTTTAGTAATGGAAGAAAATAATAGAGAAGTAAGCGGAGTAAAGCTTTTTTCAACACCTAAAGCAGATTCTCCCTGGACTGGATCAGATGAATTTAAAAAGTCTGGAGATGAGATCCTTTCTCTTTCTGGTCTTAGCCACAATTTTCGTAGATCTGCAAAGCGTAGATTAGAAAAAGCAGACAACAATGAGTTGAGTGGTCAGGGTGCATCATCCAAGCAAATGATTCCAGACAAGTATGGATACGGTCTATTTGATGTAATTGAACCTCCATACAACTTATCTTCACTAGCAAAGATTTTTGAAGTATCTTCTGCAAACTATGCTGCTATTCAAGCAAAAGTTTCTAACATTGTTGGTCTTGGGTACGAACTTCAAGAAACCTTGCAGGTTCAACAAAGATTTGAAGAAATGACAGATATGGATCAACTTGCTCGTGCAAGAAGAAAAATGGAAAGAGTCAAGTTAGAGGTAACAGAATGGATTGAGTCTCGCAACGATGACGACACATTTACTGCTACTTTAATGAAAGCGTACATTGATAAAGAAGCTACTGGAAATGGATACCTAGAAATTGGTAGAACTTCTGCTGGAGAAATTGGATACATTGGTCACATTCCAGCAGCAACAATGCGTATCCGTAGACTTCGTGATGGATTTGTTCAGATCGTAAATGGTAAGGCAGTATTCTTTAGAAACTTTCAGGATGTAAGTCAGCCAAATCCAGTTGGTGCAGATCCTCGTCCAAACGAAATTATTCACCTAAAAGAATATACCCCAACCAATACTTATTACGGAATTCCACCAATTGTAACTGCTAAAAATGCAATGGCTGGAAACGAATTTGCATCTAAATATAATCTAGAATACTTTGAAAACAAAGCAGTTCCTAGATATATTTTCTGGTTAAAGGGTGCAAAGTTTACACCAGAAGCAGAGCAAAAACTATTTGAATTTATGCAAAATAATATGCGTGGTCAAAATCATAGAACAGTAGTAGTCCCACTACCTGCTGACGATGGTGTAAATAAGGTAGAAATGAAGATGGAGGCAATTGAAAATGGTATCCAAGATTCTTCATTTAACAACTACAGAAGAGCAAATCGTGAAGAAATTCTTATGGCTCACAGAACTCCAATTTCTAAAATTGGATCTGCAGAAAACATTTCTCTTGCAAATGCTCGTGAATCAGATAGGACATTTAAAGAGCAGGTATGTAGACCACAGCAGGACATTTTAGAAAAGAAAGTTAACAGAATCATTGCTGAAAAGACTGATATGTTTAAGCTTCACTTTAAGGAACTAACTCTTACTGACGAAGATACCCAATCAAAGATTGATGAAAGATATCTTAGAATGCAGGTTGTAATGCCAAATGAAGTTAGACCAAGACTTGGACTTCCTCCAATTACTGGTGGAGACGAACCAGTAGACTTAAAGCCACAACAGGCAGCAGATCAAACAGCAAGAGCAACTGGAAACAGAAGAAGAGATCAGGAAAGAACTGGTAATGCTGCAGACTCAGGAACTGGTGCAAGAGCAACCCAAGGTGAAGGAAGACAGCAACAATAGTTAACACTATAATAACAAAAGTGTTATATAATAAGAATGCTATGGTAGATTTACAAAAGGCTTCATTATCTACTAATGGTCAGCAGGTAACGCTGACAATGCCTATCTCAAAAGTTGATGTAGAGAAGAGAATAGTCTCTGGCTTTGCAACACTTGATAATATTGATCGTCAAGGTGATCGTGTTTCTGCTGACGCATCTCAAAAAGCATTTGAAAATTTTAGAGGAAATGTTCGCCTCATGCACCAGCCAATTCCTGCTGGAAAAGTAGTAAACTTTAGAACAGAAACATTTTTCGATCAAGCAACAAACAAGCAATATAGTGGAGTATTTGTAGATACATATATTTCAAAGGGTGCCTCAGATATCTGGGAAATGGTTCTTGATGGAACACTTACTGGCTTTTCAATCGGTGGAGCAGTAAAAGACTCAGATAATGTCTATGACCCAGAACTAGAACACACTGTTAGAATTATTAAAGACTATGATTTGGTTGAGCTATCACTTGTTGATTCACCAGCAAATCAATTAGCAAATATTTTTTCAATTCAAAAAACCAATACCGTAGCAGAAGGAATTTTTGAAAAGTCCCACATTGATAATGTTTTTTGGTGCGAAACAGACGGTGTTGCATTTACTGGAGAGTCAGAGTCTAAGGATTGTGCACTATGCAACAAAAACCTTGATTCAATTGGATGGGTAGAGACCATGGAAGGTGAAGATCTTTCAAAAGCAATTGCAAAAGCACTAGACTCACACTTTGAAAAGTCTAATAATGTAATTACAAGTGAAGATACTCCAAAGAAGTATCCAAAGCAATCAAGAAGGTTTTCAGATATTCAAACTGAAGTTAAATACAAAGACAAAGATAAAGATGATGTTAAAAAATCATCATTTTCTGTTGGAGATTTTGTTCAGTGGGGATCATCTGGTGGCACCGCTCGTGGCAAGGTAACAAGAGTAGTAACTAATGGTAAAATTAATGTACCTAACTCGTCTGTAACTGTAACTGGAACTCCAGAAGATCCTGCAGTTGTTATTACGGTTTATAGAAAAGAAGGAAATTCGTGGAAACCAACGGAAACAAAGGTTGGACATAAAATGAAAACTTTAAGGTCTTGGAATGCAAAGGTAAAGAAATTCTTTGGAATTCCTACAAAAGAATTGCTGTCTGAAGAGACAGTAGATAAGGCAATTGGAACAGATATCCAAATTGAGTCAGTTGCCACCAAAAATAATGAAGGAGGTGTTATCGTGGCTGATAATGAAGAAGTAACAACCGAAGAGGTTGTTGAAGTAGACGAAGTAGTTGAAGGTGCAGAAGATGTTGTAGAAACACAAGAAGCTCCTGAAGCTGAAGAAGCAGTAGCTGAAGAAGCTCCTGTAGAAGAGGCTGCTACAGAAGAATCTGTAGAAAAGTCAGATGAGGTTGCCACTGACGCTTCCACCGAAAATAACGGTGAAGCGATTGACTTGGTAAAAGCATTGGACGAAATCAAAGATTTTATTTCTGCAACTGTATCAGAAGGTACAGCTAAAAGTGCAGAATCTGTAAATGCTGTTGCAAAGAGTGTTGCAGACGTAACAAGTTCTTTTGCAACAAAGCAAGAAGAGCTGTCAAAGACTCTAGCTGAGGTTCAAGAAACCATTTCACAGATTATTAATCGTGTGGACGCAGTTGAGTCAGATACAGCAGTAAAGAAGTCTGGAGAATTGGAAAATGCTCCAGAAAATAATTCCACATTGAAGAAGTCAATGTGGGGCGGGCGTTTCCTCGGTTCCGCAGAATATATTAACTAAGAAAAGGTGGTGAAAAATAAAAAATGAGTGATAATATTTTAGAAAAGGCTGCTGCTAGCGGTACAGTTCTCTCCCCACTTGAATCTCCAGGTGCTATGACAGCACAGGGAAATACAGGTGACAATGGTGGTGTACTAAACCCAGCACAGTCAGCACAATTTATCGACTATATCTTTGACGAGATGGTTCTCGCCAATGATGGTCGTAGAGTAGTTATGCGTGGTAATACAATGGAACTCGATAAGGTTCGTGTTGGTTCACGTCTTGTTGCTAAGGCAACACAAGCTGAGGATACAGGCTCAAACGCTGCCCCAGCATTCACAAAGATTGAATTAACAACAACCAAGTTCCGTCTAGACTACGAACTTTCAACAGAATCCCTAGAGGATAACATTGAAGGTCAGCAGTTGGAAGATCACGTTGTACGTTTGATGGCAACTCAGTTCGGTAACGATCTTGAGGATATTGCAATCAATGGTCGTCCAGGATCGTCTGGCAATGGTACTTACAATAATACCCTTGCAGGATTTATCCGTCAGACACTTGATACAAACTATGCAGGTGCCCACGAAGCTGCAGCAGCTGCTGCAACATTGACCGACATTTGGGAGACTTCTCCTGAATCTGGTGATGGTGCTTCAACAAAGCTAACACTAGAAGCATTGGAGACTATCTACAATGCTTTGCCTCGTAAGTTCAAGGCTCGCCGTCAGGATCTGAAGTTCTACATGAACAGCAAGCATCTTCAGGAACTAATCGCTGAACTCCGTCAAATCGGAGCAGGTGGTGTTCCAGAGGCTGTTGCACAGAGAGTGATTGATGGTGTTCTACCACAGATTGGTGGACCAGCAGGTGCTCAGTATCTAATCTTCGGACTCCCAGTACTAGAAGTTCCTTTGTACCCAGACAACTATGTTGATCTAACCGTACCAAGCAACCGTATTTGGGGCTTCCAGAGAGATGTTACTGTACATCGTGAGTTCAAGCCAAAGAAGGATACTATGGAATACACAGTATTCGTTCGTATGGGCGTTGCACTTGAAGAAAAATCAGCTATTGCAGTTGGTCAGCCTTCAGCTTAATAAACTTAAGCACAAAGAAGAAGGGTTACAGAAATGTAGCCCTTCTTCTATTTTTTTGTAGTATAATTAATGTGGAGGCAGACGCATGTTTGAAAAGAAAACAGTTCTTGAGCTAAAAGCAATTTGTAAAGTACTAGATATTGATATTAAAGATTTGAAGAAAAAGGTTGATTACCTTGGTGCCATTGAGGAATCAGGATATACCTGGGAATCTTATTTAGAAAAAGTAGACAAAGATTTTGCATTTGTTGAAGCGGAAATTAAAGAAGAAACAGAAATTAAAGTAGAAACAAAAGAAAAAGTAGAAACATCACCTCAAAGCGATGTTGTTTTAAAGATGGTTCACCCAAGAAGTGCTCTAAATGTTTCAAATATTGTGACATTTACATTTGAGCAGCCATTTCAGGTAATGTCAGCAAGCAGGGCAGAAGAGATATTAAATTTAGCAAGAGGAGAAGTTAGAAAGGCTACAACTGAAGAGATTAAGTCTTTTTATGGTATTGATTAATGAAAGAATATTTAACTAGTGACGGAGACGCTTTAGTAATTGAATATAGAGCCCCTGCTGGAACAGATAGCTTAATCTATGATGTTTATGATACATCTCTTGGAGTTTATCTAATTGCTGATGAAGCAGAAAAGAAAACTGCTGTAACTACCCCAGTTGCTTACCAGCCATTTCATATTACACTCCCGTATGATGTTGTAAAATATAATAGAAAAATTCAACTTAATCTTCAAGTAATTGATCAAGCTTCTTTTACAGAAGATACACTATATGCCTCGTTAGTGAGACCATACGCAACCGTAACAGACATTCAGGATGCACTTGGTATAACTGGTCAAGAAACAGAATTAGAAGCCTTAGAAAGAAGAGCTAGGTTTATCATTGACTCTAAAGTTAGTGATCAGTTTGGATTTACTTATGAATCAATCCAGGCATATGGTCAAGGAAGTGATGTCTTAGATCTCAAGAAAAGAGTTGAGTCATTTGATAAGGTTGTAAAAGACGACCAAATAATCTTTGATTCCACAGAAGATCCTGCAATTAACTTGTTTTATAGACCAGTTGCAATTTCAGAAAGCAAAATGAGACTAAAGGTTATTGAAGAAGGTGCAAATTTATTTGAATGGGCAGAGCCAACTGTACTTGCTAATGAGCGT